GATTGACACGTGCGAGAACGCAGACAGCTGCGGTTCACTCCTCGTTAACGCGTGCGAGTGGTGGAGCAAGTCCTTGCTCACAACACCCTACGTTCTGGATTCTGGAGAAATCATTAATTTTGATGATCTCCGGGTTCAGAGAAGTGGGGACTACCTAACCACCTCTTCAAATGGTGTGGGTAGGGGAATTTGCGCCGAGTACGTCGGCTCCTATGGAATGGAAATGGGAGACGATTGCTTGGAATGGCCGGTCTTCGATTCTGAAGGCCAGCGAATTTCCACGGATGAGCTTATTCGGCGTTATGCCGAAATTGGCCTTCCAGTCCGGGACGTCGAATTTCAGTCCAAGGACGACTTTGTGTTTTGTTCTCATCGTTTCAAGCGGCAGGACGACGGGAGTTGGCACTGTTGGTTGGACTCGTGGCAGCGAATGCTGTATGAATCTTCTTTTTCGAAGTTTTGTGACGAGTCAACCATAGCCAACTACTTAAGCGAAGTTGAAGACATGCCTCCTTCATCGGAGAGGTCTAAAATTTTGTTTTTCCTGGGCGCCCGCGAGATGTTGCTCAGGCCCGTCGCTGAGCATGACAAAAACAAAGAAGAAGGTGAGCATTCCGGCCTTAAAACGGAGTGCGTCGGCACCAGCCAAGGAAAAGACGCTGCTCAACAAGCTTGATCAAGCTTTGCAGCGAGTGCCTAAGGGCACTTTTTCCAAGGTAGGCGGAAACCTTGGGTCCACTTTTGGACCCATAGGATCCAAAATTGGCAAGATGGCTGGAAAAGGTCTTTCGGCTATCACTGGGTATGGAGATTACACTGTTTCTAGTAACACTCTTTCTACCGTTTCCACTTCTGTGGACATGGTCCCTCAGTTTGTACGCAACGAACACAGCGTTCGCGTTAAGCACCGTGAGTTCATTCGTGACCTCCTTGTTCCCTCGAATCCTGCTGAATTTAACCTCACGGATGAGGTCATCAACCCTGCGAACAGGAATCTTTTCCCTTGGCTTTGTCAAATGGCCAAGCAGTATTCGCAGTACAAGATTCACGGTATGGTCTTCACTTATAAGACCATGAGCAGTGATTATGCTGCTTCGGGTCCGTTGGGCACAGTGTTTATGGCCACGAACTACAACGCTCTTGACCGCGCATTTAAAAGCAAGGTTGAGTTGGAAAACTCTGAGTTTGCTGTTTCTACCAAACCATCTCAGAGTCTTATCCACGCGATTGAGTGTGATCCTAAAGTGTCTGGCTTTGACATATTGTATGTCAGGGATCCTTCGTATGACACTACTGGGGAGTGCAGTGACCGTAGGTTTTATGACTACGGGAGATTTCAGGTGGGAACTCAAGGGTTGCCTGGTTCAACAGGCAACACGTTGGGTGAGCTTTGGGTCAGCTACGATATAGAGCTGATTAAGCCCATTCCTGGGGGCTCCCTAGTTTTGGGAACCAGCCTCATCAGCAAGCCCAACGGCACTGTTGGCGTGGCCGCCCTCAAGCCTAGTGACAATAGGTTCTCGCCTAACATAACCTTGACCATGGCGAAGTTCAACCCAGTTGCAAGCACCGCTTACAACATCATCCCCACCAACAGTTGCACGCTTTCAGGCGACACGGCTTTGTGGGGCACTGTTGTGAATACCAGCCCAGCTGGAGTTATGAGGTTCCTGAAGAACGGAAATTACCAGGTCACCTTTTACGGTGCGGCTCAAACGGGGACCAGCCTTAACGCGTTAAACATTGCGTCTAACACTGGCTGCGCCATCACGGCTGCCTCCAACGGGCGTGCCTGGTACAACGCAGCGAGCAAGACTGCGTCTCCGACCACGTTGGCTCCTTACGGAGCCTGCATCGTACCGCACGTCACCTCAAGCGCCACTATTACAGAATGTCCCGTGTATAGCTTTACTACGGAAGTTCGGGTGTATGGAATTGAGGATGATGGTACTTCGGACTACGTCACTTTCAGTCTTTCGGACTTCACCACGCATACGGGCAGTCTTGTGACTAACTTCGCACGCAAGGCCACGGTTATTTGGACCGCTTTGGGTTCAAATGAGCAGGACGCCAAGGCTGCTAATTTTGTGCCATATTAGAAGGAAAACTCTATAAACCGGCAGACAAGCCTAAAATCAGCTGTCAGTGCTACAACTGACTACGTCAGGCCTTTGGCTTTTGGCGGGTCCGAGAAGGAAAACTCTATAAACCAGCGGAAAAGCTTTGAAAGTCGGCGGCCCGGGTGCCTTACCCCGGGGCGGCCCACCGCACCCCCTTCTTGGGTGCGTTGGGCGTATGCGGTGTCGTATGAGAAATTGCTGAGATAAAGGTTACCAACTTCGACTGAAAGACCGTGGAGACAACCACGTTAATAAACCTGGGAG